GGTGCAGAGAAATTTGCAGAACACGCATTTAACTTTGCAGACAAACTGATTCGCGAAGCAACAGACAATCGGTGTTATTGTGTACGAGTAGAGTGTGCAGAACACGGAGCAAACTCAGCAATTTATGAAGGATAAAATGAGAATTATAGCAGGACCATGTCAACATGAAGGACTAGCACAGTCAGCAGAGATTGCTAAAGAGTGTAAACGTGTGTGCGACAAGTATGGCATTGAATATTATTTTAAAGCCAGTTACGATAAAGCAAATCGCACAAGTGCAAACGGTAAGCGCGGTGTTGGGATGCGCCCGACTATGGAAGACTTCCGTGCATTAAAAGAAACACTAGGTGTTCAGATATTAACAGATGTACACGATGTACAGCAGATAAATTTGATACAGCATCATTTCAAAGATGCTGTCGATGTATTGCAAATTCCTGCATTCTTGTGCAGACAAACGGATTTAATTACTGCCGCTTGTGCTACAGATAAAATTGTAAATATCAAAAAAGGACAGTTCTTAGCACCGTGGGACGTTGCAGGAATACTAAGTAAGTGTGCAGACGCTAAAGAAGTTTGGATAACTGAAAGGGGAACTAGCTTTGGATATAATACTTTGGTTGTCGATTTTACCGGCCTTAACTATATGCTTGATAATTTTGATTGTCCTATTGTTTTGGACGCCACGCACTCAGTACAAAAACCAGGTGGCAACGGAGGTAGTAGCGGCGGGAATAGGGATTATGTTCCTGGCTTATCTCGTTCAGCTAGTGCTTTAGGTATTAGTAACTTCTTTTTAGAAGTACACGCTGACCCAGACAATGCACCAAGCGACGGACCTAATATGTTGCGTATAGAAGACTTTGAAAGAGTTGTTGATGACATCCACCGCTATTCTTATACCCGCTAGATACGGCAGTACACGCTTACCAGGTAAGCCTTTAATACCTTTGGATAATATTCCAATGATACGCAGAGTGTACGAACGCTGTCGCAAGACAGGACTTGATACGTATGTGCTTACAGACGACATGCGTATCTTTAATCTGTTTGGAGCCAGTAACTGCTGGATTGAAGAAGTAGATTATGCAAACGGCACTGAACGATGTGCAGGTGCAGTTAAACACGACTTCTTTGACAAGTATGATAGATTCATTAATGTGCAAGGTGACATGCCAGACGTAACAGTTGACATGATCGAAAAGTGTGCTGAAAGTCTGAACTATAATTATTCTGTAAGTACAGTTTACACTGACATGCCTCCTTGTATGCAAAACGATCCTAACTCAGTTAAAATGATACATGCCTATCCAAATCAAGCTCTATGGTTTGGAAGAGGACTTACCGGCTACGGCGAATGGCACTTAGGTGTATATGGATACACGAGACACGCACTCGAAACTTATCCTACTCTAAAAGTTACACAAGAAGAAACAATTGAGCAACTAGAACAGTTGCGTTGGTTAAAAAGCGGTTGGCGAATTGGCACACAGAGTGTATACTTTAATGGTATAGAAATTAATTCGCCTGAGGATGTAGAAGCATGGCACAGCAGATGAGCGAAAAAGAAGAAAGAAGACTTCAAAAAGAAAAACGTCGATTAGAAAAACAAGGAAACATTGCTCTAAAATCACAACAGTCTCCTACAGATGAAGAACCAGTATCAATNTTATGTGTTAGATTTGGAAACAAATACGGCATNGAATATGTTGAACGATTTCGAAACATGGTAAAACGGCACTGTACAGTTCCGCATGAAGTAGTATGCCTAACTGATGATCCGAAGCCTATTCACGGTGTTAGAAGTATTGTACAGCCCAATGCAGGGTACAAAAGAGGATGGTGGCACAAAGTACATATGTTCGATCCTCGGCTTCCGCTTACAGGAAGAATTTTGTATATGGACTTGGATATTGTTATTCATCGAAATATTGACAAACTTACGTCTGTGTGGAAAAATGACTTTATCGGTATTAGAGATTTTAATAGAAAATTTCATTCAAATTATAAAAGTCTGAATAGTAGTGTTATGGCATGGAATGCTGGCACACAAAGATTTATCTGGGAAAAGTTTAATGTTAATCCCCAAGGTGCTCAAGCACTACACGGAGATCAAGATTGGATATGGAGGCTAAGTCGAGATAGAATTAAATTTTGGCCCGATTCGTGGATACAGAGCTATAAATGGGAAATTAGAGATCGAAGCGAACTAAGAGTAAAAAACGGTGTTAGGCAATTTGCTACTGTAAAAAATGATATTCAACCACATGCTGATTGTTGTGTAGCAGTATTCCACGGTGATCCTAACCCGGCAATAGTAGAAGACAAATTTGTAAAGGAGAATTGGAAATAATGGATACAATGATAGAAGTATACGATGACGTATTTACTAAGGAATATTGCGATAGTTTAGTGCAACAATTTGAGATCTTTCACGATGCTCATGAAACTATTAATCCATCAAATATTCAGCAGAATAGNGATGACAGAGTAATGTATGACTGGTCTCCTCATTGGGGATTGCATTATTATCATCCTGATATTGCCGCACAGTTTTATAANGGACTACAAACATGTTATGAACAATATGCAAACAAATACGATATTATNAAGTCTCTAGAACAGCATACTCCAAAAGGAATGAGTATGCAACGCACTGGTCCTAGACAAGGATATCATGTGTGGCATGTTGAAAATGGCGGTATTGCTTCATCGTCGAGAATGCTAGTATACATGCTTTACTTAAATGATGTTGATCCCGAACACGGTGGTGACACTGAGTATCTTTATCAAGGAATTAAAGTACAACCTAAGGCAGGAAGAGTAGTATTGTGGCCCGCTGGAATTACCCATCCGCATAGAGGCAATCCNATTTATAGCGGACACAAGTACATCTGTACAGGTTGGTATACATACGATAACTAACATGGCTGATAAATTTATATTTGATGTGGATGGTACTCTGACCCCTAGCCGTCAAAAAATCGACAGTGAGTTTGAAAAGTTTTTTTTAGATTTTTGTGATAACCATGATGTTTATCTAATAACAGGTAGTGATTATCCTAAGACTGAAGAACAACTCGGTAAAACTATTCTGCAAAAAGTAAGCAGAGTTTACAACTGTTCAGGATGTGATGTATGGGAAAAGGGTATAAACATCAAGACTGATGACTGGGTGCTTCCTGAATATGCACATCACTGGTTATCCGAACAATTAACGTTTAGTAATTTTCATCTTCGCACAGGCTTACACTTTGAACATCGTCCGGGCATGGTAAACTACAGCATAGTAGGACGTAATGCCGATGTACAACAACGTGCTGAATACGTTGTATGGGATGAAGAGCAGGACGAACGTGCTTATATTGCTCACAACTTTAACCTACTATTCCCTGATCTTCAAGCAGTAGTTGGTGGTGAAATCAGTATTGATATTTTTCCAAAAGGTAGTGATAAAAGTCAAATAGCTAACCAGTTTGATCCTAAAGATATCTTATATTTCTTTGGAGATAAGCAAATGCCCGGAGGAAATGACTATCCGTTGAAAAAAATAATCATTGACAAGGACCTTGGATTTTGTTATAATGTTAACAGTTATAACGAAACATGGGCCTTACTTGATGAATATTGATTTGAAGTTTACTACTGCTGGCGATTATATGAAACAACAAACTAGACGTATAGGGTTTGCTTGTAAATATATGCATCCAGATCAAACGCAGAAGAAGAAACTACTCGAAGAAATTCAGCGACCATTGAATACACGTAGTACTACAGTACAATGGTTAAATAGACAAACACGTGATGTTGCCGAAGAACGCTTGTGGGATATCATGGTGCATAACATTCAATCGTACTACAACTTGATTGAATACGTAGGGAGTTTACCACATGAATTACGAATGGTTCGACTTGGCAGCGATGTCCTTCCTGTTTACACTCAGTCTGACTGGGCTTACTATTGGCAGCAACCTGATGTTCGAGCGTATTGCGAAAAAGCATTTGCTAGAGTCGGCGAGCT